TTCAGTATTTCTAATCTATTTTCAACAGAAGTATATTTGAATATGTTTGGAATAAATTTGTTATTAGATTTAGTTCCCATTAATTCTAATTGCTTCAACACTTGAATCAACGGATTTAAATGACCACTAATTTTTGTTAATCTATAACCATATTTTGTACCTTTACTCTCGACTATTTGAGTATTATGTGGTAAAGTGTCTTTAATATAATCAACAATTTCTGAGTCAGCTGTTGTAAAATGAACAGAATCTTTACTAATTCCCCCATCGCCTATAATTAAACCCAACAAGTATGGATGTATGGGTAAAATAGTATCCATAAATTCAATAGGTTTTACAATTGGAATTTGCCATTTGTTGTTACCATCGTTTTCTTTGTAGTATGTTTTATATTTGTAAATTTTATTCACATTATTTTTTGTACCATTTATTTCCAAGTTCAACTTTTTATCCAACATCTGTTCTACAGATAAAACAATCGCTTTTTTTTCTCTTTTATTTTTACTATTATCTCCAAATGACCTTGATTTTACGTTAAATAAATGTTCTTTACAAACTAAAATGGATGTGTTGTCATTAAATGTGACCCTATATAAATCTTTAATTCCTTGTGGATAAACACCAATTACATTACATTTTTTTCCATCACTACCAATAACTTCGTCACCAACTTTTAATTTACCGATTGGTTTTCTTCCATATGGGGTAAACACCCTATTTTCAACAAACTCAGCTTTTCCCAGCCCCATGTCGTCTGCTAAAATAAATCTTTTACTACCCACCAATTTTTCTATTGCGGTTCTTTGGTGTTCAAGTGGGGGTCTATGACTATATTTTGTATAATCTATTTTGACCTCTATTGTGTTATGTGTTTTTAATAATGCGGCTTTAGGTAACCACATATCTGTCAATGTATCACCAGTATTAAATTTACCCCAAATATGGTATGATTTGTCTTTGTCTACCAATAACTTTTCAACCCAAATATCAGTTGGTACTGATAACATATTTTTTTCATCAGCAATCTTGTTTGCAAAATATGGTTCCATATTAACCCACTTCTTTGCAACCTTTGGTTCAACAGAATGATAGTTGATAATATATTCAGCTTGGGAACGAGTGGGGTAAAACTTTTTATTAGTTTCTTTTAGGTATTTTAATTTTTGAATATAGTTATTTGTTCCCGAATAATTATCTAATATGTCGAGTGCTTTTAATTCAATAAGATTAGAGGTATTACCTGATATATTCAAAATCGTATTTTAACATAAAAATAGTTAATAAGTTTATATTTATCAATATGAGTAATAGAATGCCCATAACAAGAATAGGTAAGTTTTTTGGAGCTGAAGACTACAATTTAGATTTGTCTATCGGTGAAGAATGGTTATATGGTGATATGAACTTTACGGTCGTACTATATCGTATTGATAGAATGAAAACCAAAACTGATGATGTTTATGGTGAAGCCCTAAAGGATGGAATTAAATTTTTAACACCAGTAGAGTTGAAAGGTTATGTTCAAATTATGGCACCTGAGAATAAACAAATTGCAGGTAATAAAATTAATCAATTTGAACCTGGTAATATGCGATTTTCTATTTATCAGAAACAACTTGATGAGTTGGGTGTTGACATCAATTTTGGTGATTATTTGGGGTACTATGAAACGGAGGACAGAATAAGATATTATACGGTCAATAATGATGGAAGGGTAATTTCGGATAATAAACATAACTATGCGGGTTACAAACCTTATTATCGTACAATTATGGCTTCTGCTGTAGTTGATAATGAATTCAGAGGATTATAATATGCCACTACCAAAAAAAATAAAAAAATATTTACCACTGACACAATCAAAAACTCTTTTACATAGAAGACAAGAGTTATTAGACAAAATCAACAAAGATGGTACTTTTTTACCCAAATCAATTCTTCATGCTGATTTGGATGGGGGTTTCTTAGATTTTGTAAAGAACGAATTAAAGTTAGTTGTCGAGGGTAAAGTTGTACCTGTAGTTGATATTTTGGTGACAACTCAGAATTGGATTCAGTTTACACAAACTTGGGATTTCCAAAATATTGACAAAAACTTAGAACCTCCTTTCATCTCAATAGTTAGAATACCTGAGGTAAAATTTGGAACAAATCCTGCTGTATTATATAACATTCCAAATAGAAGACAATTCTTTTATGCTCAAGTACCAACTTGGGATGGTAACAGGCAAGGTATGGATATATACAAAATACCCCAACCCATACCTGTTGATATAACTTTTCAGGTTAAGATAGTGTGTAATAGGATGAGAGAGCTTAATCAATTTAATAAAGTTATTTTGGATAAATTTGCATCGATACAAGCATATCAAGTTATAAAAGGACATTACATTCCAATCAAAAATACGGGTATTTCTGATGAGTCGGTAATGGATATTGAGAAAAGAAAATATTATATCCAAAGTTATGACTTTCTTATGATGGGTTTTTTAATTGATGAAAATGAGTTTCAAGTTTCTCCAGCAATAAACAGAGTTTTACAAGTTGTTGAATTTGAACCAAACACAACAAAAAGACAAAAAAGAGTTATTAGTGATAACAAAAGTACAAATCAAAAAATCAGTTATGATGTTGGTGTAACTACTTTGTCACAAGTTTTTTATTACACTACAGATTTAACAATTGGGGAATCAGTTAATGTTTCATCTTTTGATGTTTACATAAATTCCGATTTTTATGGAACAGATGTAAATTTGATTCAGGTAAATACTAACGATGTAGTAAGGATAGATATTGTGAAAACTGATGTAAACTTATCAGCAAGTTTGGAGTTGTTTGGGTTACTACTTTAATCCCCATAGATGTCTTTTTTCTCCTTACACTTCTCAATAATCAATCTTTCTAAAAAACGATACATTTTAATCCCATTTTTATCACAATACTTTTTCAGTAGGTCGTGAACCTCGATTGATATTTTTAAATTTTTTATTTTCTTTTCTTTGTTTTCCATAGTAGAAAAAAGGTAGAAAATATTCTACTCAATTTATCAATACATATAATTAAGTCAAGTTTTTTGATACTGAATGTTATATTTATCTATAAAATAAATTACTAAAAACTAAATTTATAATGTCAAACAATAAAGTTTTCGTATCACCAGGTGTGTATACATCAGAAGTTGACTTGAGTTTTGTTTCACAAAGTGTGGGGGTTACTACACTTGGTATTGTGGGGGAAACTTTAAAAGGTCCAGCTTTTGAACCAATCTTCATTACAAATTATGATGAATTTACAACTTACTTTGGTGGTACATCACCTGAGAAATTTGTAAATACACAAATACCTAAATATGAAGCAGCTTATATAGCAAAAGCATATTTACAACAATCAAACCAATTATTCGTAACTAGAATTTTGGGTCTATCAGGTTATGATGCAGGTCCTTCTTGGTCTATAACTACTATCGCTAATGTTGACCCTGCTACTATAGGTTTCGAGTGTTTAAGTGCAACTTCAGCAAATTGTGCAACACAATGTGTTTCATTTAATGTAACACCTTATACAATTAACTTCACTGGTTGTACTAATAGCTCAAGTACAATTGATTTTACATCAACGATACCTGGTTTCTTATCTGCTGACTTGGATAGTACATATGAACAATTCAATGGTTCGTTATCTACCATAAAGTCTGATTTGGTAACTCAACTTTATGGTATTGTTAATACACCATCAACTTCTGCATCATCTATAAATTATTTCGGTACAATATCTGGTGGAACTTATGACACTTTGAGTGGTTATACCGCTGAGACCAATGTATTTGCGGTTGATAATGTTAGTTCAGATTTAGCAAACTTTTCAGCACCTACTAACGACCCTTGGTACTATGCGACATTTGATAATATTGGTAACAACAATTATACAGGTTATTCTTTCTTTAGTTATGTTAGTAATTTAGTACAAACATCATCTAAATCAAATTGTGCTTCATTCTATAGTTACACGGTTAGCTCGTCAACAATAAGTGCAATTACAGCTTCAATTAATTACAATACGAATACAATCAGTGTTTGTTTACCAAGTACAGCCCAAACTTCTGATTATTCAGCAATGACAGTTGTATATAGTGCTTGTACTGACCCAATCTATAGTGGAATCACAAGTGGAGGTGTTGTTCAATCTTCAACTATGACTGGAGTTTCGTTTACGGCTTTAACAAAATCATATACTGTAGTTTCAGATGATTTGACAGCTACTTCAGCATGGACTGTAAATGTTACTATCAATGACCCTTGTAATGTATGTTCGACAGGTAATGTTGGAACTTTCCCAACACCAGTATTTACGAATTGTTTTAGTGGTACTGTATCAGGACAAACATTTATCTACACAGGTGATTCATTCTCAAATTATGATGATTTGGTTGTAGCAACACTTCGTTCGAGAGGTATAGCTACCTATACGACTGACACAGGTCCTGTTTACCAAGTTTCTAATGTAGGTGATGTGACTATTGATTGTACAGGAAGTTATTCAGGAATTTCTAAAAATCCTTATTCAACTTTTGCAATAGATGTAACCGACAAAGATGGTACTAACTATAGTTTCGAAACCTCATTCACTCTATCAGATCCTAAGTATATCTCTAAAGTTTTTGGTTCATCTAACTTTGGGAAACCTAGAACAGTTGTACCATTGTTTGTTGAAGAACAATTTCAAAATCTTTTAAACTATGCTTATAGAAAAGGATACATTAGAGGTTTGAATTGTACTTTGAATGGGTTATCGGGTGCAAGACCTTATACTGACTTAACTTCTATAGCGTGGTATTTAGAACAATATCAATCAGCAACATCTCCTTGGTTGGTTTCTGAGTTGAGAGGTAATAAAGTTTACAACTTGTTCAAGTTCATAACTATTGCTGATGGTGATACTTCAAATGTGGAGGTAAAAATTTCTATTGCAAATATATCTTTCACAAATGGTACATTTGATGTATATGTTAGAGACTTTTTTGATTCAGACGCTGCACCTCAAGTATTGGAGAAATTTACTAATTGTTCTATGAATCCAAACGAGAACAATTTCGTTGCTAAAAAAATTGGTACTTCAGATGGAGAATATCAACTTAACTCGAAGTTTGTTATGTTGGAAATGAACGAAGATGCACCAATAGATGCTTTACCTTGTGGTTTCGAAGGTTATACATTCCGTGAATATGCGGGTTCGAAACCACCATTCCCAGTATACAAAACTAAATACGATTTTCCTGGTGAACAAATTTACAATCCACCTTTCGGATTGAGTAGTGGTGCAGATGATGCTTTGTTAAGTTCAGGTGATAATGTTAGAAGAACATACTTAGGTATTGGTGACTTCTATGGATATGATATTGACTTTTATACTTACAAAGGAAAAAGAATTCCAAGTTCACCTTGTACTGCAACTGTTGGTGATGATTGGGCTTACAAAACTAAGGGTTTCCATATGGATATAAATGCGAGTGGAATTACAATCTCCAATGGTTTTGCTTCAAGTGGTACTACAGCTTTCTTTGTTGGTGCAGCATCATTCACTAATGACCCTGATAATGAAAGTAATCCATACTTCAGAATATTTGCGCGTAAGTTCAGTTTACTATGTAAGGGTGGTTTTGATGGTTGGGACATCTACAGAGAAAATAGAACAAACAAAGATACATTTGTATTAGGTAGAAGTGGTTACTTAAGGGGGGCTTGTCCTGATTTCAGGTATCCGAACGCAACTGGTTCAGGAACATTTAAACAAATAAGTGTTGGTGATAATACACAAGATTATGCAAACTCTGATTACTACGCTTACTTGTTAGGTATTCAGACCTTCTCTAATCCTGAAGCGGTTAATATAAATGTTTTTGCAACACCTGGTATTGATTATGTTAATAATAGTGGTTTAGTTGAGGCGGCCATAAATATGGTTGAATTTGACAGAGCGGACTCAATTTATATAACAACAACACCTGACTATAATTTATATACAGCTTCAGCAAATGATTCACAATTAATTATTTATCCACAAGAGGCTGTTGATAACTTAGTAACTGCGGGTATTGATTCGAATTACACCGCTACTTATTATCCTTGGGTTTTAACTAGAGATACGGTTAACAATACTCAAATCTATATTCCAGCAACTGCTGAGGTTTGTAAGAATCTTGCTCTAACTGATAACATAGCATTCCCTTGGTTTGCAGCAGCAGGTTACACTCGTGGTATTGTAAGTGCAATCAAAGCGAGAAAGAAACTTACTCAAGAGGATAGAGATACTCTTTATCAAGGAAGACTGAATCCAATTGCAACATTCTCAGATGTCGGAACGGTAATTTGGGGTAACAAGACTATGCAAATTAGAGAGTCGGCACTTGATAGAATTAATGTTAGAAGATTGTTATTACAAGCAAGAAAACTTATATCAGCTGTTTCAGTTAGATTGTTATTCGAACAAAATGACGAAAAGGTAAGACAAGATTTCTTGGATGCGGTTAATCCAATCTTAGACGCAATCAGAAGAGACAGAGGTTTATATGATTTCCGTGTAACTGTATCATCTGATCCTGCTGACTTAGATAGAAATCAATTAACTGGTAGAATCTACATTAAACCTACAAGAGCACTAGAGTTCATAGATATTACTTTCTTCATAACACCAACAGGTGCATCATTTGAGAATATCTAAAATTTGATAATAATTATGGGGGAGACAAAATCTCCCCCTTTTTTAATTAAGACATATTTAATAGTATGAGAAATACAATTATAAAATTATTGAGAGAGTTTGAGGAAAGAGAAATTCCTATGAAATATTATGCTTTTGATTGGGATGACAACTTAATGTATATGCCAACACAAATTTATTTATTAGATGATGATGGAGAAGAAGTTGGTATGGGAACTGAGGATTTTGCTGAGTACAGAACTGAAATTGGAGTAAAACCATTTGACTATAATGGTTTTAAAATTGTTGACTTTGCACCAAATCCATTCAGAGATTTTGGAACTAAAGGAGATGAAAAGTTTTTAGAGGACATTATGTCAGCTAAATTAGCTAAAAATGCCGCATGGTCTGATTTAGTGGAAGCAATCAATAATGGTTCACTATTTGCAATCATCACAGCAAGAGGGCATAGACCTTCAACGTTAATGATTGGAATAAAAAAACTTATAGACACAAATAGAGGTGGAATTGATTCTGATAAGTTATATGATTCATTAGTAAAAATGAGAGAAAATGCTCAAGAAAAACCTAGTGACAAGGAAACTGAAATAATGAAATATTTGAAAATGAACAGATATTATCCCGTGTCATATGGTAAAGGTTCTGCAACAAAACCAGAAATTGCTAAAATTGATGCAATGAATCGATTTATAAAATATGTTCAAGGTCAAGCAGAAAAATTAAATTTAAGACTTTCATCAAAAATCGTGAACAACATTAAAAATAAATTTGTTCCGATTATTGGTTTTTCTGATGACGACCCCAGAAATGTTGAGGCAATGAGTAAAGGTATAAAGGGTGTTAAAATATTTTCAACACACGGAGGTAAGAAAAAAGAATATAAACCAGATGAAGAAGAATTACAACTAGAGACTATAATAAGAAAAATATTAAATAAATTAATATAATAA